GTACATTGGGTTAATACTAGAAACATGCATAGTTTTGTAAATTTCTCAGACGAAAAAAGATTACACCTAGTTGGTTGTGTAGAAGGTTGACAAATTAAAAGATAAGTTATATAATAGGTGAATAAGTTAGGAGACACTATGTCATCAAGAATGTACGGCCCAGAAGAAAAGGCAAAATTAGAAAGATTAATTACAGAAGGTTCCACTGTATTACGTGAAATTGAAGATCTTAGAGAAGGTCTTAAAGAAACAGTCAAAGCAGTAGCAGAAGAATTAGATATTAAACCCAGTATTATTAACAAAGCAATTACTATTGCACACAAAGATAATTGGAAAGACCACGAAGATGAGTGGAATGAAATTGAAATGATTTTAGGCGTAACTAAACGACTACCAGAATAAATGACTAGACTTGTAACTTTCGGTTGTTCTTATACTGTTGGGCATTTTCTCGACGACAATTATCAGTTGCCATCGGTGCCATCAGTTCCTAGTATATATGCGTGGCCCAATATATTAGCAAACATGTTAGGATACCAATGTGTCAATAATGCAGTTAATGGCTCTGGTAATTTAGAAATTCTCTGGAAAATACTCAACACTAAATTTGAATCAGGTGATATAGTATGTATTGGATGGAGTCACTTTATTAGAGATATAATTTTTGATCAAGAACTTGAAGTTAAACGTGTACACAGCGATGACGAAAATTTATCTAAACATTGGTTGTTAACACACACTGATCATGACATTAACATTAGAAACTGGTTACATATTCATCACGCTAATCAATATTTAAAAACACTGGGTATAAAAACATATCACAATCCCTGTGCATATGATATAGATATTAATGATTTACCAATAAATTTATCCATTAATAACTTTACCGGTGTAGGGTTTACACTTTTAGATCGAGGCCACGACGGTGCTCATCCTGGAATAAAAAGTCATGAAGAGTATGCAAAGAGCATATATAAATATATAACAAACGTAGGGTAAGCAGGGCCATAAACCGCACAACAGGTATTTGTGAGCCAGAAATCACATAAGGAAAAATATGAGCTATGTCGACGCATGGTTCGATCGTGAAAACGACATCATTAAGATTGTCGAACGGTCGGCCCAAGGTAAGAGAGAATTTAGAGATATACCAGTTAGATATACATTTTACTACGAAGACGCCCGTGGTAAATTTCAATCAATTTATGGCACACCTTTATCAAGGATTGTTTGCCGTAATTCAAAAGACTTCCGAAAAGAAATGGCCATACACTCTAATAAAAAGATGTATGAGGCAGATATCAATCCAATATTTGTTTGCCTAAGTGAGCACTACTTAAATCAAGACGCACCAAAACTAAACACTGCCTTTTTCGATATTGAGGTAGACTTTGATCCAGAACGTGGCTATGCAAGTCCAGACGATGCATTCATGCCAATTACTGCCATCGCTGTCTACCTACAATGGTTAGAAACTATGGTATGTTTAGCCATACCTCCAAAAGGTATGAGTATTGATACTGCCAAAGAACTTGTTAAAGATTTTCCTAATACACACATCTTTGACAACGAAGGTGACTTGTTAGACACATTCTTAAATCTAATACAAGATGCAGATGTTATCAGTGGTTGGAATAGCGAAGGTTTTGATATTCCATATACTACTAATCGTATTATCAAAGTACTCAGCAAAGACGATACTCGTAGACTTTGCTTGTTCAATCAATATCCACGCAAACGTGAATATGAAAAATATGGAAAACAGGCCATAACCTACGATATGATAGGGCGTGTACACTTAGATTATCTTGAACTATATCGCAAGTATACCTATGAAGAACGACACAGTTATAGGCTTGATGCCATTGCAGAATATGAGTTGGGCAAACGTAAAACACAATACGAAGGCACACTTGATCAACTGTACAATCAAGACTTTAAGACATTTGTTGAATATAATATCAATGACTGTAAACTGTTAGACGACCTTGACAAGAAATTAAAATTTTTAGATCTTGCCAACAAATTGGCACACGAGAACACTGTGCTATTACAAACAACTATGGGTGCTGTGGCTGTTACAGAACAGGCCATTATTAATGAGGCACATCGTAGAGGGTTCCAAGTTCCTAATCGTACTAAAATGGACGAGCGTGAAAGCAACGAAGGAGCAGCCGGGGCCTATGTTGCCTATCCCAAAGAAGGCTTACAAGATTGGATTGGATCTTTAGACATTAACAGTCTTTATCCCAGTGCCATTCGTGCGCTTAATATGGGGCCGGAGACTATCATAGGACAACTGCGTTCTACATACACAGATGATTACATAACAGAACAAACTACTCTTAAAAAGAAAACGTTTGCTGCCGCGTGGGAAGGTTTATTTGGCTCATTAGAATATGAAGCAGTAATGAAACAGGATCGTGGCTTTGATATTACCATTGACTGGGAATCAGGAGAAAATGATACTCTCAGTGCCGCAGAGATATACAAATTAATCTATGATAGTAACCAACCTTGGATGTTGAGTGCCAATGGTACTATCTTTACATGGGAAAGAGAAGGAATTATTCCCGGACTATTAAAACGCTGGTATTCAGAACGTAAAGAGATGCAGGCCAAATTAAAGGAGAGCAAAGATGCAGGCAATAACATTGAAGAGGAATATTGGGATAAACGACAGCTAGTTAAGAAGATTAATCTCAACTCTCTTTACGGTGCGATTCTTAATCCTGGCTGTCGCTTTTTTGATAAGCGTATCGGGCAATCTACCACTCTTACTGGGAGACAGGTGGCCAAACATATGGCCGGAAAAGTCAATGAGATCATCACTGGAGAGTTTAACCACATCGGCAAGGCAATCATATACGGTGACACAGATTCTTGTTATTTCTCAGCATATAAGACCTTAAAGAAAGAAATTGATAGTGGCACTATTCCTTGGACTAAAGAAACTGTAGTTCAGCTATACGATCAAATTGGAGAAGAAGTAAACAATACTTTCTCACAATTCATGCTTGATGCGTTTCATTGTCCAAAGACACGCGGTGAAGTTATCAAAGCAGGACGTGAAATTGTTGCAAGTAAAGGTCTATTCATTACTAAGAAACGTTATGCTGTATTATATTATGATAAAGAAGGCAAACGTAGTGATGTAGATGGCAAGCCAGGTAAGATCAAGGCCATGGGTTTAGATTTAAAAAGATCCGATACTCCAGAATTTATTCAAGACTTTTTAAGTGATGTATTGGAGAAAGTTTTAACTGGCGCCACAGAAAAAGATGTATTAGATCACATTACTGAATTTCGAGGACGTTTTAAAGCGCGGCCAGGTTGGGAAAAAGGTAGCCCTAAACGTGCCAATAATATTACTGAGTATCAGGCCAAAGAGGCCAAAGCAGGTAAGGCCAATATGCCCGGGCATGTACGTGCCAGCATTAACTGGAATACACTCAAACGCATGATGGGCGACAAGTACAGTATGGGTATTACCGACGGTGCTAAGGTCATTGTTTGTAAAATCAAAGACAATCCCATGGGCTTTACCAGTGTTGCTTACCCTGTAGACGAACTACGTTTGCCCCAGTGGTTTAAAGATTTACCATTTAACGATGCAGAAATGGAACAAACTATTATTGATAACAAATTAGATAACTTAATTGGTGTACTAGAATGGGATATACGTAGTACAGAAGAAAAGAACACATTCAATAGTCTATTTGAGTTTTAATATGCTGCCGTTAAATGTAGAATTAGATCACGATTACTCTGTACTAGAAGTAGGAGGCAATAAACAAGGCATTGTCATTGCCTACGAATGGTGCGTTGACACATTTGGTCCTCCAGGTAATCGTTGGTTTTTTAGAAATAATCAATTTTATTTTAAAAATAATAAAGATTATATGTGGTTTGAATTAAGGTGGTAATATGAAGATAATAATTGCAGGATATGGATATGTGGGTAAAGCAGTACACAATGCTTTTAAAGATCAACACGAGCTAGTTATCGTTGATCCTGCCTACACAGACGACGAAATTAAAAATCATTACGGTGATGCAGACGGTGTTATTATTTGTGTTGGTACACCTTCTACAGATACAGGCACTTGCAACGGCATGAACGTGTTAGATGTAATAGATCAAACACCCGTACATATTCCTATAATGGTTAAAAGCACTGTTAGTCCGGATATTGTAGAAATTCTAGAAGAAAGATATACTCAACACAGTATAGTAATAAGCCCAGAATTTTTAAGAGCTAGAACAAGTGTAGAAGATTTTGCCAATCAAAAATATGTTATCATAGGCGGCGACGATCCTGAATATTTTTGGCAAGAGCTTTTTACCGAAACATTATCTAATTGCAAAATAGCATTTAAATGCTCGATGAAAGAAGCATCTATTATCAAATATGCTACAAATAGTTTTCTAGCATTAAAAACATCATTCTTTAATCAGTTGTATGATGTTTGCCAATCAAGTGGTACCGATTTTGACATTGTTCGACATGTAGTATCACATGATCAACGTATTGGTTCGGATCACTCGATGGTTCCAGGACCAGACGGAGAAAGAGGATGGGGTGGCCATTGTTTCCCCAAAGATACACTTGCCTACACACTGTGGGCAAAATCAATTAATGCAGAACAAAGCATTATTGAAACTGCCATAGAATACAATAATATGGTAAGAAAAATCATTGACAAAACGTAATTTTCTAAATATAATAGCACAAGGAGACATTTATGAAAGATATTTTACAAGACATCGTAGCACACACATACCAATTAGGAATTATTTCATTGGTAAAGATTACTGGTACTAACGGTGACACACTAGTTGAAGCAATGGCCGAAGATAGGTCAGTTATTGTATCTGCTAAAACAGCAACCCCAGTTAGCGAGTTCGATGGCGTTTTTGGTATGCCAAACTTAGACAAACTTAAATTCTTCCTTAGCTGTGAAGAATATAAAGAGAACGCTAAGATCGAAGTAGTTGAAGCAACAAGAAACGGAGAAGTAGTTCCAACAGGTTTACATTTTGAAAATCAAACATGTGACTTTCAAAATGACTATCGTTTTATGAACACAGAAATTATTAATGAAAAACTTAAATCAGTTAAGTTTAAAGGTACCACATGGGATGCTGAGTTTGAGCCAAGTGTAACTTCTATTATGAGATTAAAGTATCAATCTCAAGCTCACAATGACCAGCCTACTTTTCAAGTTAGCACAGAAAAAGATAACTTAATCTTTAGTTTTGGTGATGCTAGCACACACGCAGGTAGTTTTGTTTTTCAATCTAATATTAGTGCTAAACTAAAACATAAATGGACTTGGCCGGTTAGTCAAGTTATGAGTATCCTTGCACTTAGCGGTAATAAGACTATGAAGATAAGTGATGCCGGTGCCATGATGAT